TGGTGGTACTACTACAATGAACGCAACAGCGGGTAGAATTGATGCATGTAATGATATTGTAGCATTTGCTACTTCTGATATAAGATTAAAAGAAAATATCCAACCAATTAATGATGCTTTATGTAAAGTAATTGGTGTAAGTGGTAATACATTTGATTGGAAAGAATTAAACCAAGAAGAAATAAAAACTATACATGGTAATACAGGTAGAGATGTAGGTGTAATAGCCCAAGAAATTGAAGAAATACTACCAGAAGCTGTTACTACAAGAGATAATGGATATAAGGCCGTTAATTATGAAAAAATTGTTCCACTATTAATTGAAGCAATTAAGGAACAACAAAAACAAATCGACGAACTTAAATCTAAAGTATAATGGCCTTACCAACTACAGGACCTTTAAGTATAAATGATATTAGGGTTGAATTAGGGGAATCAGCCACTAATCAATCTTTAGGTACCTTTAGTGATACTGCAGGATTTGTAGCACCCGATGCTATATCAGATTTTTATGGTTATTCAAATGTTACTACAAGAGCTTTCTATTATGGAGATTTCACATCAAATGTTAAACCAGGACAAGCTTGTGGTGATCCTACCAATAGCTTAGGATCAATTGAAAAAGGTTCAGGAAATACATCTTTATCACCAGAAGTAGGTGATACTTTTAAAGATGATAATGGAGCTATAATTAGTACTGGAGCTAAATATCTTCCTACAAATGCAGCATCTGCACAATTTTTTCCAAATTTAGCTGTTCAAACTAATGGTTTAGGAGTTATTACTTCTGTATTTCAATGTACTTAATAATATAAACATTAAAAAATATGAAATTTATAGATAATAATTTACCAGATTATACAAGTCCTAAACTTGAAATAAATAAAGATGAACATGGTCATACAATAATGACATACAAAGATACAAACCATGCTTTAGGAAATTTTTCAAAATACTCTGAAATATTTTTAGGTGATTGTGATAATTGTGGATGGTTTAAAAATAATTTTAAGGATTTTAATTGGGAAACATGCGATTCTGTATTAGTAGTAGGATTAGGGATGGGTTTATTTCCACTTTCTTTATATGAAGAAAAAAACTGTAGTACAGTTGATGTATTAGAAATATCTCAAGAAATAATTGATTACACTAATTCCCATGGACAATTAAATGAAAATATAAATTTAATTCAAGGAGATGTTTATTCGTACACTACTACTGAATTATATGATTTAATTATAATAGATACAATATGGTTACCAAATGAAATGACTGAAGATCAATGGCAATCCTTAGTAACAAAATTTACTAATAATGTAAATCCCGGGGGTATAATATATGCACCTATTTATCAAAAGTGGGTAGTAATTTAAAATTAAAATAATGAGCTGGACCTATAAACAACATGAAATAGAAGATATAACCCAATTCCCAGAAAATACATTTGGCTTTGTTTATATAACAACACATAAACCTTCGGGTAGGTCATATATTGGGAAAAAGGTATTATTTCATAACCAAAAGAAAAAATTAGGTAAAAAAGAACTAGCTGCCTTAACTGGAGTAGTTGGTAGAAGACCTTCATATAAATTAGTAGTTAAAGAGTCAGATTGGTTTAAATATTATGGGTCTCAAAAAGAAATAAAACAGTTATTATTAGAAGGTAAAAAAGATGAATTTGAACGTACCATATTAAAAATGTGTCCTAGTAAAAAATCATTAACATATTTTGAAATAAAATATCAAATGATATATCAAGTATTAGAAAAACCAGATGAATTTTTTAATGACAATATTTTAGGTAAATTTTTTACAAAAGATTTATCTGAAATTAAATTTGAGGATTTCGTGGTTGATAAAATATAGTTTCGTATATTACCATATATGGTAAACCAATTATTAGTTACATTAGTAAATTCTGTATTAGGTTCGGGGAAGGCAACTGCCCGAAACAACTATGCTTACCATTGTCCTTTATGTAATCACCATAAACCTAAATTAGAGGTTAATTTAACTGAAAATCGTGAAGGTAAAAATCCTTGGCATTGTTGGGCATGTGATGCTAGAGGAACTACAGTATATAATTTATTTAGACAGGTTAAAGCAGCAGCAGATAAATTTGTAGAATTAGGAAGTTTAGTTAAATCTTCAAAATCAATTAAGGAAACCCAAGTTGTATCTAGTGTTGTATTACCATCCGAGTTTATTAGCCTAGATAACGTTGACTTAAGCGATATAATGGCTAGACACGCTACTGCGTACCTAAAAAATAGGCATGTGAGTAAATACGATATTATTAAATATGATATAGGTTACTGTAAAGAAGGTTTATATAAAAATATGATTATAATTCCAACATATGATGCAGATGGTAGACTAAATTACTTTACTGCTCGTTCATTTGAAAAAGAACCATATGTTAAATATAGAAATCCATCAGCAAGTAGAGATGTAATACCTAATGAACATTTAATAAATTGGAATGTACCAGTTATTTTATGTGAAGGGTTATTTGATGCCATTGCTATAAAAAGAAACGCAATCCCTTTATTAGGGAAAAACATACAAAGTAGCTTAATGAAAAAAATAGTTACTTCTGTAGTAGATAAAATTTACATTGCATTAGATAGGGATGCAATTAAACAAGCTTTAAAATTCTGTGAGAGATTAATGGCAGAAGGTAAAGAAGTCTATCTTGTAGACATGCAAGATAAGGATCCGAGTGAAATGGGTTTCGAAAATTTCACTAAACTTATACAAACAACGTTACCATTAACCTATTATGATTTAATGGAACAAAAACTAGCTATATGATCAAAAAATCATACAAAAGACTACTAGAAATTTCAGATGATTACCAACAAGTTACAATGCCTGATTCAAGGTATTATAGACGAAATGGTAAATATTATCCCTCAGTAACTCATGTTTTAAGCTCTTACCCAAAAGGTAAATATTTTGAAGACTGGCTTAAAAAAGTAGGTTATAGTGCTGAATGGATTGTTAAAAAAGCAGCTGAAGAAGGAACATTAGTACATGAAATGATTGAAGACTGGTTAAACGGTAAAGAAATTACATTTTTATATAAAGATGGTAACCCCAAAATGCCTGCTCATGTATGGCAAATGTTCCTTAGATTTGTGGATTTTTGGGAAACTTATAACCCAACATTAATAGAAGCAGAAGTACATTTATTCTCAGATAAAATTGAGGTAGCGGGTACCTGTGATTTAGTATGTGAAATTGAAATAGATGGTAAAATGGAACGTTGGATAATAGATTTTAAAACATCAAACCATCTCCAAACTACCTATGATTTACAAGGGGCTATATATGCTCAATGTTATGAAGAATGTTTTGGAAAAGATATTGATCGAGTAGCAGTATTATGGTTAAAATCTAAATCACGAGGACCAGATAAAAATGGTAAAAAAATAAAAGGTAAAAATTGGGAAATATATGAATCACCTCGTACACAGGAACAAAACATAGAAATATTTAATCATGTTAAAGCATTATTTGATATTGAAAACCCTAAACCAACTCCTTATACATCAACATTTCAAACAACTTCCAAGAGAAATGCATAGTAATATTTTTTTACATATTTATAATAAAATTTAACAATAATAAATAATTATGGCTTTATACCACAACGCAGAAAGTCCTGGAGAATGGCAATCCTTTATCAAAAGAAATGATATTAGAAATTTATCTCTTCAAGAACAAAAGAAAAAATACTTAACTGAACAATTACAATATGATGATTTTGTTTCACAACAGTTGATTTCAAGACAATTAGCTTTTAATTCCCTAGCAGCTCAAAACAGAGTAGCAGGAGATATTGAAAATAAGATAATAAATGCCGTATTTAACTCAGTACCAGCTTTATCCTCTATTGTAGAAAATACTACTTTTATTGATGTTGTATTCAAAAAACCAGTATCAGTAGATGTTGCAGGTGGTATACCAACAATTAGTGTTACTAATGGAAAAGAAGGTGGAGGATCAGTTTCTCCAGTAGTTTATACTTATGTAAACAACGCATCACAATCAAAATTAGTAAGATTTTCTCATACTCATCCTGCAACAGCAACTAATGATGGAGGAATCGCAGCCCATGTAATTGCAGTAGGAGCTAATTTAGCAGGTTCAGCATCAGGAACAATTTCAGGAGGAGCAGCAGCAACTTATAATGGAGTTCCATTTACAGGTGTAGCAGGTGTTTCTGATATAGTTGCAAATTGTATTTTAGATGGAGGAGGAGTATTATCTGAAATTTCATTTGTATCACAAGCATCAGCAGCTTATGCTTTTAAACCAGGAGATGTATTAACAATTAGTGCCGCTGCTTTAGGAAGTGGAGGTACAGGTACTATTACAGTAACAATTACAGCAGCAGATTTAACTGGAGATATTTTAACAATGGTAGGATCTACGATTGCTGAAAATGGAGGAGAAATTTATAATGCAGCTAATAATTCAGATGTTCAATTAAACTTATCTTATACTTCAACTTCAACAAAAACTGCAGTAGCAAGTTAAGAATAAATTAAAATAAATAAAAGATAACCGCGATCCTATTTGGAGACGCGGTTTTTTTTTCGTATATTTACCATGTTGATAATTAAGTCAACGTGTTAAATAAAGGTTATGAAAAAAATAGTATATTTACACGGTTTAGAGAGTGAAGCAGGAGGACCAAAAGTGTCTTTCTTAGCAGAAAAAGGTATGGTTTATGCTCCTAATATGGATTATGTAACATTAGATTTACATGAATTTATTTATACTTTAGGTATGCCTGATTTAATTATTGGTTCTAGTATAGGTGG